AAGAGGAAACACGCATGGTGTGCCCACCAGACCCGTGGAGTAATCTCACGGACGGTGGGTATCTCTCTTTCCGGCGCAAGCTCGCTGCGCCGCTTATGAACGTACTGAAGATGCGCAAGAGCGTGCGCAGTAAGATCGCAGAAGAGTTCACCGCTGAGAAGATGCCACAAGTGTTTTCCGCAGGTAACTACCTGCAATCAGTGCCGTACAGATTCCACACAGCCACCCGTGACGCAATCCTACGGGTGTGGCAGACAGGTGGAGGCGTTCTTGGTGTGCCCCCGAAAGAGCCGCCCAAAAAGCCTGAGTTCCCTTTCAAGGAGGACTGGCTCAAGGAGTCCGGCGCAGATGCCGAGATTGTGCAGTTCAATCTGTGGAAGCGGGATGCTGCGAAGCACTACGATGAGCTGCGTGACTGGCGTGCCAAGGTGCGCGAGATTGGCAGCTTCCTACGGTCTGTACGCGACCTGCCCGGACCTTACTGGTTCCCAGTGTACTGTGACTCTCGCGGACGCTGGTACTACCGGGGTCTGCCGAACCCGCAAGGCTCCGACATGGCTAAGGCCGTTCTGCACTTCGATCAACGCAAACCCCTAGGCCGTGGTGGCTTGTACTGGTTGAAGGTACACATTGCGAACTCTTTCGGCTACGACAAAGTGCGCTTGAATGAACGAGCAGCGTGGACCGATCAGAACTGGTCGGCCATAGAACGCGCCATAGACGCGCCGGAAGACTTTCCAGAGGTGTGGGGTACAGATGCCCCTTGGTGCATGTACGCGGCTTGCTACGAGCTTCGGGAGGCGTACAGGTCCGGCAGGCCCGAAGGTTACCACGCAGGGATTCCAATCCCAGTGGACGCAACCTGCTCCGGGCTACAACACTTCAGCGCCCTCCTACTCGACCCAGTCGGCGCAGAGTACGTGAACCTCACGGACTCGGACGGTAGTGCGGACAAGCAGGACATCTACACCCGCGCAGCGCAGGCGGCTACAGCGTTTGTGCATGCCGACATCCTGAGTGCCGATTCAGAGTTGGCGAATTTGGCTACGTGGGCTCTGGCTGTCGGAATACCGCGGGAGCTGGCGAAGAAGCCTGTAATGACGTACGTGTATGGTGCAACCCTAAGGGGAACTGCTGAGCACGTCGAGGAGGTCCTGAGCAAGAGCCTGCTGCCCGCCAAGGGTATGCAATGGTTGGACGATTCAAAGCGCTTTGAGCACTGCACGTACATCGCCAAGAAACTGTTCGCGGGTATCGAGCAGGCCGTGCCCGCTGCTGCGCAGGCTATGCGATGGCTACGCGGCATTGCGAAGTCCCAGCCCAACGGCAAGCGCATGTCATGGAGGACTCCAACAGGTTTCTGGGTGCAGCACGACTACCAAGACTACACAGACAAGTCCGTACGTCTGAACTCGTGCGGTGTTGTTCAGGTTTGGGTGCGTGAGTGGGCAGAAGGCACACGATCTACAGCAATGCAGAACGCCATAAGCCCGAACTTCGTACACGCCTTGGACGCAAGCCACCTCACGATGGTGGCGAACAAGATGGCAGACAACAGCCTCGACCTAGTGGCTGTACATGACTCTTTCGGTACACATGCTTGCGACGTTTCGGAGATGCAGTCAATCATTCGACAAGAGTTCGTCAACCTGTACTCACAATCAAATCTGCTTGAGGAATTCCTTTGGGAAGTTGAAGCTGAGGCTGAGATTCCAAAACGTGGAGACTTCAACCTACAGCAGGTTATAAGTAGTGAGTTCATGTTCAGTTAATAGAATCATACGTTATGGAAGGAGAAGTATGAGTATAGTTAAGAAGGGTAGTGTAGTACCTAGTACACCTAATACACAGTATAAAGAGGTATCTTTCAATAAGATGCAGCTTGAGTACATTCAACACCTATTCCCTGTACTTGTGTTCCCACACACAACTTCCGAAGCAGAGCTTCGGGCTTATTTCGGGAAGCAGGAAGTGGTCGCAGCTATCGCCAAAAGGACTCGCTATGGAACTACGGGTTGAGTTCTTTGACATACATGAACCAACACCTACGTACCAGTTCGACCTTTACATGCAGGCTTGGCAGGACTGTGTAGAGCTTCAAATGCAACCCCAAGGTACTTGGGTTGCCAACACTATGGCGCACCTCATGGATGCGCCTCGCTGGGTTATCGGCATGTTCGATAACGATGTGCCCGTTGGAGGTGTGGTCCTCTCCCCTGACAACGATGTACACGTTGGACCGTGCATGAGCGTGATAGCTCAGTACGTTCTGCCGGAGTACCGGAACAAAGCTATCTCCATGCGCTGCATGCGGGAAGCTATCAGGATAACCAAAACACAGTACCCACCCTACAACCGCTGCCTAGCGTACACCCACCGTGTGAACGACTGGCGGTACAACACAACCTATAGGAGCCTAACGTGAAGAAGCGTTCAAACAGGATTACGGAGGCGTCCAAACGGGCGCAAAACGAAAAGGAAATGGCAGCTAGGAATGAACAAGCTGCCCAAGAAGCCAAGAACATCCAAGCAAACTACGGGGTCAATCTGACGAACCCCAATACTCCCACTGTTGGTGCGGCTGCGGTCTCAGAGGACGTAGGAAGTGTTCCCGGTTTGCAGGACAGCGACCCCCGCCGCCGCCGAAAGGCCGGTCTCTCTAGCCAGTTGGGCATAAACGCATAAGGATCGTACATGAAAAAACAAAAAATCGACACAAGCGGTACGGAGATGGCCCAACGGGCTATTGCGGAAGCGCAGGAGCGTGCAAACAACCTCCAACGAAATTTCGCAGCCGACCTCAAAACAGAGAACCTGACGAACGTGGACACAGGCGGCTCGGCTGAGGAACTTGATGTCTTGGACGACACTAAAAAACGTCGCCGCGCCCCCGCTAAGGGGGGCCTTTCTAGCCAGTTGGGTATCAGCGCATGAGCACGCGGCACGCTCACCTGTTCGAGAAGTATCAGGACAGCACGGTAATCAGCCGTTGTGAGCAGTACGCGCATTGGACCTTACCATACCTCATGCCCGACCAGAGCGAGATTCGCGGTACTGGTCGTGTTGTGGTTGAGCGGGACTACCAAGAAGTTGGTGCATTGTACGTGAACAATCTAGCATCCAAGCTAGCGCGTATTCTGTTCCCTAGCCAGTACCCGTTCTTTCAGGCTGAGGCCAGTGCCCCAATGGTGGAGCACGCAAAGAAGCGTGGCATCCCTGAGGCACAATTGCGCGGCATGTTCGCACGTATGGAGATGGCTGCGAATAAGCGGCTGTTCGTAAACAGCGGGTACGCCACACTCATCACTGCGCTGAAACACTTGATCGTGACTGGGCAGGTCCTAATCTACCGTGACCAGAAGGCCGGTACGATGACCGCGTACGGTGTGAATCAGTTCACAACCCAACGTGACGGTGAGGGTAAACTCATCGACTGCATTCTGCGCGAATACACCACCGTTGCTGCCCTACCTATGGAGCTGCTCACGTTGCTCCGTAAAGGTACAGGCTCCCGGTACTCTAACCAAAACGCAAGCGTCACGAAGTACACCCGCATCCGCCGCATTCAGAAAGCAGGCGGTGCGTACTACCAAGTCACCATTGAACTCGACAGCACGCCAATCGGGGAGCCTAGTCGTTATCCTGAGAAGCTATGCCCTTGGGTTTGCCCAACATGGAACGTGATCGCTGGGGAGCACTACGCTCGCGGCATGGTTGAAGACTACGCCCCCGGCTTTGCGAAGCTGAGCGCCTTGTCTGAGGCCTCTGCGCTGTACTCTGTAGAGACCATGCGTGTGATCAACCTAGTCGGGGCCTCGGCAGGTGCTGAGGTAGATGACTACGCTAACCACGAGTCAGGTGAGTGGGTCCGAGGTGACCCTAACCAGATTTCTGCCCATGAGACCGGGGATGCTCGGAAGCTCGCTGCGGTGGAGGAGCAGATCAACCGTGTGGAGGGTCGCCTTGCGCGTGCCTTCATGTACACGGTGAACACTCGGGACGCAGAGCGCGTCACGGCGTACGAGCTGAAGCGTGATGCCCTAGAGGCTGAGCATGCTCTCGGCGGTGTGTACAGCACACTGTCTGGGGGAATTCAGATACCTCTGGCGTACCTACTGATGACTGAGGTTTACGATATGGCGCTCCCCGGCATTGTTTCTGGTGACCTTACGCCTGACGTTACCGCAGGTATTCCCGCACTGGGACGTGCTAGCGATGTTGAGTCCATGCTTATGGCCTCGCAAGACATGGCATCACTCGTCCCCGTAGCGCAACTGGATAAACGCATTGACCCACAGAAGCTTGTGGACATGGCCCTAGCAGGCCGTAGCGTTGACCCCAGCACAATTTTCTTCTCAGAGGATGAGCAGAAGGCAAATGATGATGCAGCAGAGGCAGAGCGTAACGCATCTGCACAGTTACTGGCATCGCAATCGCTGGCTGATCAATCACAGCAAATCAGCAGCAGTCTAAGTACAGGAGGTTAAATGACGACACTAACAATGGTCCCTACGAACGGTTTCCCACAGGGCGTACAGCCCCCCGCGAACCCCGCACCGATTCCGAACATCCCACCCGCAGGTCCCCCACCATCTGGCCCCAAAGAACTCCCGGCAAGTTCCTTCACGGGCGAGCCGTACAAGTTCGCTCCCGGCGCGGCCCCGGCTGCTTCACCTGCGCAGGCTGCTCCAGCAGTTCCTAATGCTGAGCTGCCAACCGATGCGCATGCCACGTTGACGGCTATCCTTGCGGCCTTGAACAAGGCCCCGGCACAGTCCGACCCTACGGAGCCTGCATGGGTCCCCCCTGACTTGAACAAGTTCGACGTTGACAGTATTGATGACCCGATCATCAAGAGCATGGCGAACATCCTGAAAGTGCAAGCAAAGGGCCTAGACCTCAACCGTGCGCTTGGCCGTGCAATCAGCACAGGTGACATCAGCGTTATCGACTACGCATACATTGCTGAGAAGGGTGGAGCTGCTGCTCGTGACATCGCCGAGGTGGCTAAGGGCATCGTACAGTCCATCAATGCGAAGTCTGAGCAGGTTACGAACGCTGTGTTCGCCTCTGTCGGCGGTGAGGCCAATTGGGATGCCGCTACAGCGGTGTTCAACAAGGATGCCCCAAAAGCCATCCGTGTCACTGTGGCCCAGATGCTCGACTCAAGCCGCCCCGACTTGATTCAGGCCGCTGCTCAGATCGTCGCCGAGTTCGGTAAGAACTCAACCTCATTGCCGTTCCAAGGCAACCCCAATACCGTGTTCGCAGCAGGTCCGGGGACAGCGGGTGCTTTGACCCGCCAGCAATTCCAACAGGAGTTGCGGAACCTCAAGCCAGATACCCCCGACTACGTCCGTGTTCGGGAGACTCTGTTTCAACGTCGCGCCTTGGGTAAAAGACAAGGTATTTAAACCAAGCTGAAAAGTTAAAGGAAATACATGCCAGCAACAATCTACGCCCCAACAAATTCTCGTGCGCACTGGGCAGGCGCAGGTGCAGACCTCGATCTGCACATCGAGGCCTACGAGGGTGATATCGACGGTTCGTTCCGCGTTAACTCTATGTTCCGCTCCAGTGGCCTGACGACGTTCAAGAGCATCAGCGGCACGAACCTGTGGCGCGGTGACCGCGTCGGCGGTATCGCTGTGAAGGGTCGCCGCAGTGGTGAGACTCTCGACACTGCCCGCATCCCGAACGAGAAGTTCACGATCACTGTGGACACTACCTCGTACGCCAGCTCTAGCGTGGACTACCAAGACGATTGGACAGGTCCCGACTTCCAAGCTGAATACAGTGCAGAGCACGGCAGCGCACACGCTAAGTCGTTCGATGAGGCACACGTCATTCAGTTGATTAAGGCAGGCTCTTGGGTTGCTCCGGCATCCCTCAAGGCCAATGGGTCGTTTAACGACGGTGTTACCCGCCTCATGACAGGTTACGCTGCTGACGTTGCCCTTAACACCGAGGCAGGTAACATCGCCGCAGCAAACAAGCTCGTTAAGCAGCACAAGGACCTGATCGCAATTTTCACCAAGCGCGACTTAGGCGACTCCCTGAATGAGTTCCGCACCTTGTGCGACCCTGACACGTTCAACATCTTGCTGGACCACGGCAAGCTCATGAACGTAGATTGGCAAGGTGGTCAACCGACCAATGACTTCGCCAAGCGCCGCATCGCGTACATGAACGGCATCCCCGTTGTAGAGACCCCCCGCTTCCCAACGGCAGCAATTGCTGCGCACCACCTTGGCCCCGCGTTCAACTTGAGCGCTGCTGAGGCAAAGGCACGCATGGTTGTGTTCCACCCCAAGCAGACCCTGCTCACGGTTGAGGCACACCCCATGACCGTCCGCGTGTGGGACAACGAGGCACAGTTCACGAACGTGCTCGACTCGTACTGCATGTACACCGTCGGCTTGCGCCGCGGTGACGCAGTCGGCGTGATCGCTTCGGACTAATCGAGGCCAAGGGAACACTCTTCGGGGTGTTCCCTTTAACCTTCTAAGGAATAATTATGAAACTTCTTGACGCAGTCAATCTCGTGATGCCTAAGTTGGGTGAGCGTCCTGTAACATCCTTGGATGCAAAGCACCCCACTCTGGCAATCCTACTCCCGATTGTGGAGCAAACACTCAAATCCTTCTTAATCAAGGGCTGGTGGTTCAATGAGTACAAGTACGAGGCCTTCCCCGACACATCGGGCAAGATCGTGCTAGGTACAGACGCACTTTCATTCGTCCCGGGGCAAGCGGATACCGCTGTGCTGCGAGGGCAAGAACTCTTCAACCCCGCCACTTTGAGCTACACGTTCAGTGGGACGGTGAAGGGTAAGATTACACAAAAAGTAAAGTACGACGATCTGCCCGAAAGCGCAGCGTACTACGTGCTGTATGCCGCGCTTAGCGATGCGTACGCCACGGACCTAGGGGCTTCTCAGGAGCTTAACATCTGGTCAAACATGGCTGCATCTGCTTGGAGCGATGTGCTCGCAGAGCACCTACGTCAACGCAAGTACAGCACCCGTAAGACAGTCGCATGGAGACGCATGCGCAACGCTATGAGGTCCTAATGAGCACGTACGAATCCGCATACAAATCACTCCTGCAAGGTGTTAGCCAGCAGGAGCCATTCGAGCGCCTACCCGGCCAAGTCACAGCACAGACGAACATGCTTTCCGACCCGGTGACAAATCTTCGCCGTAGGCCCGGTTTAGTGTTCCAGAAGAGCTGGGCTTGGGCTGGTGCTGTGTCCAACCGTGTCGGCGCATGGTTCACTGATATTGCAGGCTCTCGTGTGAACCTATTGCTGAACGCGGCAACTGGTAGCCTACTGGTTCTCGACGAGAATTGGGTGCAGGAGGCTTCGCTCACATCCACGTACCTCGTGAACATGGACCCCTCCCGCATCCGTATGGCCTCTGTGGGGAACGAAGTTTATTTCTGCAACGTGGACATTGCCCCTGTACTCACGTACCCGTCTGGGGGGTTCCCACACACCCGCAGCGGCTTCTTCTACGTCGCATCGGGTGGCTTTGGACGGGTTTACAACGTCACTCTGACCCGCTCCGACTCGAACACTGGGACATGGACATACACCACACCGGGGGGCACAGGGGCTGGAGACGCAGCACTGAGCACACCTGAGTACATCGCCACGCAGTTAGCTGGGGGTATAAACGCTGCCGGATTAGGTTATACAGCCTACACGCTGGGTCCTTATGTGTTCGTGCAGCACGGTACTCTAGGCATCTCCGTAAGCTCTAGCATGGGTTCTCAGTTCTTGGTCCCAAGTAACTCTGGTTTCGTCCGTGCCGCTGGGGAACTCCCAGCACGCCTGCCGAACATTGCTGACGGCTATATAGTCCGTGTGGGTACGAGCACGAGTCCACAGTACTTCAAGTACGTGGCTGCTGCCCTTGAGTGGGTAGAGTCAGGTAATCCCACGAGCCCCACCTCAATCACTGGATGCCCTATTAGTTTGTACTGGACTGGGAGCGCGTGGGCACTGGACACAAACCCCTTCGAGGGCAGGCTCGCTGGTGACAACGACAGCAACCCGCTGCATGAATTCATGACTCAGGGTATATCCGGCATGAGTACTTATCAAGGGCGTTTAGTTTTACTATCTGGGCCGCTGGTATCATTGTCTGCATCTGGTAGTCCTCGCAGGTTCTTCCGTAAGACGGTCTCCAGCGTCCTCAATGGTGATGCTATCGAGGTCGGTTCCAGTATGAACAGCTCAGCCGCGTACGAGTGGGCAGTGCAGTTCCAGAAGGACCTTGTGCTGTTCTCCCGCTCATACCAAGCGCTCATACCCAGTGGCAACACCGCCATAACCCCAGCTACAGCGACCGTAGTGCAGACGAGTAGTAACGAGACTGACACCACCTCTAGCCCCCTAATCTTAGGGCGCACGGTGATGTACGCAACACCGCGCAGCGGGGACTTCTTCGGCTTCATGGAGATGATTCCATCGAGCTACACAGATTCTCAGTACGTCTCCCAAGACAGCACTCCGCATCTGCCGAAGTACATGGGCGGTAAGTGCCGCTTCTCTGTGGCTTCCAGTGTGTCGAACATGGCGCTAGTGGGACCCTCAGGGGACCCGCAGAGCGTGGTAGTGTACGAGTACCACTGGGATGGTGAGGAGAAAGTCCAGCAGTCTTGGCACACGTGGACATTCGAGTACCCGGTAGCCACAGCGTATTTCGCTGGCGAGAGTATCGTAGTAGTGTTCGTCCAGAACGGGCAGGTAGTTCTATGTACCATTGACCCAAGGGCTGGTGTACTAGACGCAGCCGGAGAGCGCCGCCCGTTCTTGGACTTGGGCCTTCGGGTTGACTTCACATCTAACACCATACCTGTACCAGTATGGCTCCGAACATTTGACCCCGCAGTGATGGTTAAACTTAAGGCGATTGTGTTGACCGGGCCGCTTGCCGGGGAGTTAATCGGTACTGAACCTGCACCTAGCGGCACAGCATTGACGACTGTGCGCTCTTGGGTGTCGGGTGTGGCTGGGATTGGACTGCCGTACTACAGTGGTGTAGTACCTTCGCCACCCGTGGTCACTGACTACAACGGCGAGGTTATACACGGCGGTAAGGCTACTGTGCTGCGCTTTGTGTTAGGTACTCGTAATTCATCTCAGTTCAACGTCCGGGTGGGCGATGCGAACAGCGCAGGCGACGATGTTATAGCACCAACACTGCACTGGTCCAGCTCTGAGCTTGAACTAGGCCGTGCCTTGTTCTCTAAGCAGTCAGGTAGCATAGTGCCGTGTCGCACGGACCTACGCAGCACTGCTTTGGAGGTGTACACAGAAGGTACAGGTGAACTCAACCTGAACTGGGTAGAGTACATCGCAAGGTTCCATCCTAAAACCAAGAGGAAGTAAATGCAGATCGAGAAGACGCAAGCGATTTCTGTCGCAACACAAGAACAACTACGCAGACGTGGGCAGGTGCAGGGTATGCAGCTCGCTTGCGCTTCTAGCGGTACTGCCGTTCCCACGGACTCATTCACACTGGTCCACCACTTCGCTCCGGGCACATATGCCCGTGAGCTTCACATGCCTGCCGGATTTGTAATGGTAGGCAAGATTCATAGGCACGCGCACTTCAACATCCTTAGCAAAGGGTGTGTGCATGTGTTCACGGAGCATGAAGGCTTGCAGATTTACAATGCACCGCATGCGTTCGTATCCCAGCCGGGTACTCAACGTGTCTTCTACGTACAGGAAGACTCAGTGTGGACCACGGTCCACGCAACAAACTGCACTGACCTCGCCGAACTAGAGCGGGAGCTGATCGCGGAAGATTACACGGAGTTTAATTTATGAGTTGGTTAATCGCCTCGGCAGCTATATCAGCCGGAACAGCTCTCATAGGAGGGAAAGCAGCGCAAGCGTCCGGCATACGTAACGCTAACGCAGCCTCATTGGCTGAGGGCAAGGCCATCGTAGCGGAGCGCCTGAATCAGACAGTACGGAACTCGTACAACACCGCCATGATGCAGCTACAGCTCAGCGCGAACAAGCGCAAGCTATCCCAACAGAAGGCAGACATCGGCGCTGCGGGTGATGCAGCCATGTCAGATGCCGAAGTAGGTATAGCCAGTACAGGTAGCATCGGTGCAAGTACCTCTGCTGTCGTGTCGGACATCGACCAGAAAGTAGCCGCAGCTAAGGCTGCGACAGATGCAGAGTTCGAGGGTGTGCTCACACAGTACAACAACGACTTGCAGTTAATGGTGATCAACACAGACGCATCTGCCCCGCAGGTGCGGGAGAACATCTACACAGGTCCCAGCAGCTCTGAAGTGTTCGCTACGGCCCTCATGTCAGGCGTTGCTAGCTTCGCATCAGGCTATGCCTCTAGGCAGATGAAGCTGGGCTTAGGCTCTGCCCCAAGCGTACCCAGCAGCTCCGGCACTGGGCTCCGTTCAGGTAGCACTTACGGTCTGAACCCAAACACACGCGGCTACGGCTTGCGGCCTTAAGGAGAGTATATGCCTTTGAAGAGAGATTACAAAGCCCCGGAGTTCAATCTTCGTGGAGCATCCGAGCCCCGTGCGGGGCAGGTGCAAGGTCCCGGCGCTTCTGTCGGTGGCCGCTTAGTTGGTGACGACGGTTGGCGTGATCGCATGCTGGTGCAGATGGGTGGTAAGATTGCCAGTGATCTTGAGGACATGGCCGACTTGAACCTACAGAACGAGTACCTTGAGGGCCAAGCCGCCGTTGCAACTGCGCAGTCTGAGGAAGAGTTGGGTGGTAATCCACTCACCCGAGACTGGCGAGTGGCAGGTTACCGTGACGTTAAGGGTAAGCTGAAGCTCGCCGAGATGGAAGCGAACTTCCTATCGGATTTGCCCTCACTGCGGGAGCAAGGTCCAGAGGCTGTGCAATCCTATCTGAGCGAGAGACGTAATGCCGCTGTCGCCCAGTTGTCCGGTATGAGTCGTCAAGCCCGCGCAACAAGCATGGGTGAGCTGCTTCTACAAGACCGCGCAGCCGTAAAGCGGCACGGTGTAGAGCACGCAAAGTACATCG